GCCCGTCTGGCTCAGAAACTGAACCGGGCAATGAGAGTAAAAAAGAATACGGAAGGAGGCAAGCACCATGGGCAGAATCAGCGACTTGGAAATGCTGATCAGCGATCTGCGCACAGCGGCGGCAACAATCAATGAAGCCATCCGCGCCCTGACCGAAATGTTCTCCGGGAAGGCGGCAGAAGCCAGTTCTCCCCCGGTCGAACAGAAAAAAGCCGAGCCTCCTCTGACTTTGGAACAAGTGCGAGCTGTTTTGTCGGTGAAAAGCCAGGAAGGCAAAACAGAAAAGGTACGCCAGCTTATTGAAAAGTTCGGTGCTTCCAAGCTGTCCGGAGTCAATCCCAAGGATTATAAGGCTCTCATGAAAGAATCGGAGGAACTGTGATGCCACCAGGTAAGCACGCCGTCTTATCGGCATCCTCCTCCCATCGGTGGCTCAACTGTAATCCCTCTGCCCGGTTGGAGCAGGAGTTTGAGGACAGAGAGACCACCGCTGCCGCCGAGGGCACCGCTGCCCACGCTCTGGCAGAACACAAACTGCGGAAGGCTCTGAAGAAGCGTTCCAAGAAACCCATCAGCGAATATGACTGCGACGAGATGGATGCCTACACAGATGACTATGTGGCCTTCATCCTGGAAGCCCTGGAAGAAGCCAGGCAGACCTGCTCCGATCCCCTGATCCTCATTGAGCAACGCCTGGACTTTTCCTGCTACGTGCCGGACGGCTTTGGCACCGGCGACTGCCTCATTGTGGCGGATAAGCTACTGCACATCATCGACCTGAAATACGGTCAGGGTGTCCTTGTGGAAGCAGAAAACAATCCCCAGATGATGCTGTATGCCCTGGGAGCGCTGCGGATCTTCGATTCCCTGTATGACATCGAAGAGGTGGCAATGACCATCTATCAGCCCCGGCGACAGAATGTCAGCACCTGGCGGATTTCCGTAGCGGATCTGCTGGACTGGGCAAACAACACCCTTATCCCCAAGGCAGATCTGGCCTACAAGGGCGAGGGCGAGTATATCCCCGGTCCCTGGTGTACCTTCTGCAAGGCGGCGGTAAAGTGCCGCGCCAGAGCGGAAGCCAAGTTGCAGCTTGCCCAGTACGAATTTGCTATGCCCCCTCTGCTCACCGACGCGGAGATCGAGGACATCCTCTCCAAGCTGGATGACCTTACGAAGTGGGCTTCGGAGATCCAGGCTTATGCCCAAGATGCCGCCATCAACCACGGCAAGGTCTGGCATGGCTACAAGCTGGTGGAGTCCCGGAGCAACCGCAAATATGGCAATGAGCAGGCGGTCATCGATGCCGCCACCCAGGCTGGATACACCGACATCTTCAAAAAGAGCCTGATTCCCATTACCGAAATGGAGCGGCTCATGGGCAAAAAGACCTTCGCAGAAGTCCTTGGCGGCTTGGTAGTTAAGCCCCAGGGCAAGCCGACCCTTGTCCCTGCATCCGACAAGCGTCCGGCCATCACAACCATTGGTGCAAAAAATGACTTTACTGATATTACGGAGGAAATGTAATTATGGCTACTAACGCAAACGCCACCAAGGTGGTTACCGGCACCGTCCGTCTGTCCTACGCTAACGTGTGGGAGCCTGCTTCCATTAACGGCAGCAAGCCCAAATATTCTGTGTCCCTCATCATCCCCAAGAGCGACACCAAGACCCTGAACGCCATCAACGCAGCTGTCGATGCCGCCATCCAGGAGGGTGCCTCCAAGTTCGGCGGTAAGATCCCCAACAAGGCTGCTCTGAAGCTGCCCCTGCGTGACGGTGATCTGGAGCGTGATGACGAAGCCTATCGGAACGCTTTCTTCATCAACGCCAACAGCCAGACCCCTCCCGAAATCGTTGACCGCGCTGTCAACCGTATCCTGGATCGCTCCGAAGTCTACTCCGGCTGTTATGCCCGAGTGTCTCTGAACTTCTATGCCTTCAACTCCAACGGCAATCGTGGCATCGCCTGCGGTCTGGGCAACATCCAGAAGGTTCGTGACGGTGAGCCTCTGGGCGGTAAGTCCTCCGCGGCATCCGACTTCGCAACCGACCTGGACGAGGATTTCCTGTCCTAAGTACCTGGCGGTGTGGGTGGTAGGGGCAACTCTACCACCCCTGCACCGCAGGAAGGAGCCTATATGAAAAACCTATCCATCGATATTGAAACTTACTCCCCGGTCAATCTGACAAAAAGTGGTGTGTACCGCTACTGTGATTCCCCGGAGTTTGAGATCCTTCTGTTCGGCTACAGCGTAGATGCCGGACCCGTCCGCGTGGTTGACCTGACCGCCGGGGAGCGTATTCCGGCTACCATCATAGCCGCCATTACTGACGATACCGTGACCAAGTGGGCCTTCAATGCTCAGTTTGAACGGATCTGTCTGTCCAGACATCTGGGAATGCCCACCGGCACCTATCTGAACCCGGATTCCTGGAAATGCACCATGGTGTGGGCCGCCACCCTGGGTCTGCCTCTCTCCCTGGAAGGCGTAGGTGCTGTACTGGGCCTGGAAAAGCAGAAGATGAAAGAAGGCCGAGACCTGATTCGCTACTTCTGTACCCCTGCCAAAAACCGTGAGGGAAAAACTTTTCGACATTTTTCGACAGACGCGCCGGAGAAATGGGTCACCTTCAAAGCCTACAACCTCCGGGACGTGGAAACGGAACTGGGCATCCAGGCAAAGCTGGCTAAGTTCCCTGTGTCGGAGAGTGAGTGGCGAAACTACCACCTTGACCAGATCATTAATGACCGGGGCATCATGCTGGATCGTACTTTTGTCGCCCAAGCCATCGCCTGCGATGAACAGTTCAAGCAGACCCATATGTTCCAGGCCAGATCCGTTACCGGGCTGAAAAACCCTAATTCTCCGGCGCAGCTGAAAGCATGGCTTGCCGAAAAAGGTATCGAAGCGGACACGCTTTCCAAAGCCGCTGTTGCCCAGCTTCTGGAGCAAGCGGACGGTGAGGTGGAACTGGCCTTGTCCCTCCGGCAGGAGCTGGCAAAAAGTAGCGTTAAAAAGTACACCGCCATGCAGACGGTGGTCGGCTCTGATGACCGGGCAAGAGGACTGATCCAGTTCTACGGTGCCAACCGCACAGGCAGATATGCCGGTCGGCTAATCCAGGTACAGAACTTACCCCAAAACCATCTGCCGGATCTGGACCAAGTCCGGGCCCTTATCCGCTCCAGCAATTTTGAAGCCGTGGAGATGCTCTACGATTCCGTCCCCATGGTGTTGTCCGAACTGATCCGTACCGCCTTCGTTCCAAAACCTGGACACAAATTCTTCGTTGCTGACTTCGCTGCCATCGAGGCCCGGGTAATTGCCTGGATTGCCGGAGAGCAATGGCGGCAGCAGGTCTTTGAAAACGGCGGTGACATTTACTGTGCTTCCGCTTCTCAGATGTTCCATGTTCCCGTTGAAAAACACGGTGTGAACGGTCACCTCCGACAGAAGGGCAAGATTGCCGAGTTGGCCCTGGGTTATGGCGGCAGCGTCGGTGCCCTGAAAGCCATGGGCGCTTTGAACATGGGTGTGCCGGAAGAGGAACTGAAACCCCTGGTGGATGCCTGGCGACTGTCCAATCCGAAAATTGTGAAATTTTGGTGGGATGTGGACAGGGCAGCAACCACCTGTGTCCAGAAGCGTACCGCCACCGATACCCACGGCATTCGGTTCATCTACCAAAGCGGCATGATGTTCATCATCCTGCCCTCCGGCAGAAAACTGACCTATGTGAAACCCAAGATGGGCATCAACAAATACGGCAATGAGTCCGTCACCTATGAAGGTGTGGGCTTACAGAAAAAGTGGCTCCGGCTGGAAAGCTATGGTCCCAAGTTCGTGGAGAATATTGTCCAGGCTACCGCCCGGGACATTCTTGCGGAAGCCATGCTCCGCCTGGAAGCCCACGGCTACCGCATTGTCATGCACGTCCATGACGAAGCCGTTATCGAAGCCCCGGAGGATACCTCTCTGGAGGAGATTTGCCGGGTCATGGGAGAAGCCCCCAGCTGGGCAAACGGATTGATACTGCGCGCAGACGGTTATGTCTGTGACTTCTATAAAAAAGACTAAGGAGGCTCTGACCTATGAGAAACAGAGATCGTCAACGGGAAAACCGTCGTATGAAACGCATTCTGGAACAGCAGAAATGTGCCTGTTCCAGAAGCGACTGCAAAAGCTGCAACAACGGATACTGTAGGAGCCTGCACTGTACAGACTTCGGCGGTAAGCCCTGTCCCTTCTTCAAAACTAAGGAACAGATGGAAACGGAGCAGTCTGCTGTTCTTTCCCGGCTTACACAGCTAGGTCGGCATGATCTTATCGAAAAATATTACGGAGGTGACAACCGTGGGTATCAACAAGTTTAATTCCGAGGGCTACCACGATCCTACCGCCTACGAAGCCCTGACCATCATTGCCAGGGAAGCAAAGGAACTGCGGTCGTTCCGCCCTATCGTTTATATCTGCTCTCCCTATGCCGGGGATGTGTCGAAAAACGTCGAAAACGCTCGACGGTATTCCCGGTTTGCTGTGGAGCAGGGTTGTATCCCCATTGCGCCCCACCTTCTGTTCCCTCAGTTCATGGACGACACCAACCCCAGGGAGCGGCAGCTTGCATTGTTCTTCGGCAACGCCATCATGTCAAAATGTGCCGAGGTTTGGGTCTTTGGCAGCAATCGCTCTCCCGGGATGACAGGAGAGATTAACCGGGCAAAGTACAAGCATTATCGCATTCGTTATTTTACAGAAAATTGTGAGGAGGTAGCAAATGGCATTTAAGACTGACTGTGGCGGTGTCGCCATGACCGCAGACATCAAACTTTCCAAAAGGGCAACCACCTGGAACACCCGGTTGAGCCAGATTGGCAGGCATGACAACGAGGTTGTCCTCTGCACCTTCTCCCTGTGCGACTTTGATTACATCTCCAAAATCGTCGGTAAGCGTTTCCGGGGCAGCGGCATTACCATCATCTGCAACACAAAATATCTGCCCAACGCCTACTCCATCAAAAAGGCTTTCCCGTATGTAAAGCTGTATGTCCATCCCCACGCTCACGCCAAAATGGCCCTTGTGTATCCCGACACGGTCTGGCTTTCCTCCGAAAACCTCGGTCATAAGAAGGATACCTACGATGCCACCATCGGGATTCACAACGAAGAGGCTTATAAGCATTTCCGTGGTCAGGTCCAGCACCTGATTGAAAGCAAAGACACCTACGAAATCAAGGAGGTTTAATTTTATGAAAATTGCAGTCGGCAACAGCCGTATGGACAAGAAGTGGAAAAACCGGGAAATCACCTGGGAGGACTTCTGCACTAAGGTCAGCACCACCATCCGCACCACGGAAACGGTGGAGGAATACCGGAAGCTGAAAAAGGGCTCCCAGGACTCCATTAAGGATGTGGGCGGCTTCGTCGGTGGTTTCCTCCGGGAAGGTCGCCGGAAGAACGGCACCGTCGCCTGTCGCTCCATGCTCACCCTGGATATGGACTACGGCAAACCCGGCATCTGGGAGGAGATCACCATGCTGCACTCTTTCAAGTGCTGTGTCTACTCCACCCACAAGCACACCCCGGAAAAACCCCGGCTCCGTATGATCATCCCCCTTGCCAGAGAAATCTCTGAGGAGGAGTACCCGGCTGTGGCCCGTATGGTCGCCAAGGAAATCGGCATCGACCTGTTCGACGATACCACCTATGAAGCCTGCCGTCTGATGTACTGGCCCTCTACCTCCGCCAACGGTGAGTTCTTCTTCGATACCGCCGATGGTGAAGATCTGGACCCGGACGCTTACCTTGCCAAATATGACGATTGGCATGATGCCTCCACCTGGCCTGTTTCTTCCCGGCAGTCGGAAGCGGTACGCAAGAGCATCGCGCAGCAGGCAGATCCGCTGACCAAACCCGGTGTGGTGGGCGCCTTCTGCCGTGCCTATACCATTGAGGAAGCCATCGAGACCTTTTTGGCAGACGTCTATGCCCCTTCTGCCATGAATGGTCGCTATGACTACATCCCGGCAGACAGCAGCGCCGGTGTGGTGGTATATGACGGCAAATTCTCCTACTCTCACCACGCGACCGATCCTGTCTGCGGAAAGCTGCTGAATGCCTTTGACCTTGTCCGTCTGCATCACTTCCGGGATTTGGATGAGAATGTGGGACTGGACACCCCCATCGGAAAGCTGCCGTCCTTTACCGCCATGACCGAGTTTGCCCTTAAGGATGACCGGGTCAAAGCTGTATTTGCCGAAGAGCGTGCGGCGCAGGCTACCGCGGAATTTGACAATGAGGACTGGCAGCAGCAGTTGGATCTGGATAAGAAGGGCGAGGTCAAAAATAACCTCCGTAACCTCACCATCATTCTGGAAAACGATCCCAACCTCAAATCCATCGTTTTCAATCAGCTGCTGGACGGCATGGAGATCAAGGACGAGGTCCCCTGGAAGCATCCGTCCAAGTTCTGGCGGGATGCTGACGATGCCCAGCTCATCGCCTACATCGACAGGAACTATGGTACCTTCTCTCAGCGAAATTACGACATCGCCGTCACCAAGGTGGTGGACGACCGCTCCTATCATCCTATCCGGGAATTCATTCAGAATCTGCCCGAATGGGACGGCGTTCCCAGAGTGGACACCCTGCTGATCGACTACCTGGCAGCAGAGGACAGCCCCTATGTCCGGGCAGTTACCAGAAAGACCCTCTGTGCAGCCATTTCCCGTGTCCTTCGCCCTGGATGCAAATTTGACAGCATCCTCGTCCTCAACGGACCCCAGGGTGTGGGCAAGAGTACCCTCATTGCCAAACTGGCCGGAGAGTGGTTCTCCGACAGTCTCAACCTGAGTGACACCAAGGATAAGACCGCCGCTGAAAAGCTGCAGGGATACTGGATTCTGGAAATCGGTGAGCTGGCGGGTCTGAAGAAAGCGGAAGTGGAAACCCTGCGTTCCTTCCTGTCCCGGCAGAACGATATCTACCGTGCCGCCTTCGGTAAGAGAGCCACACCCCATCTGCGGCAGTGCGTGTTCTTCGGCACCACCAACGCGGAAAGCGGCTACCTTCGTGATACCACCGGCAACCGCCGTTTCTGGCCTGTAAAGACCCCCGGCTTCGGAAAAAAGCAGTCCTGGAATCTGACCCATGAGGAAATCCTGCAAATCTGGGCAGAGGTCCTGGTCTATGTGAACCAGGGCGAAAAGCTGTATCTGGATGCTGACATGGATAAGCTGGCAAAGGAAGAACAGAGAGATGCCATGGAATCCGATGAGCGTGAGGGTTTGGTCAAGGAGTACCTGGATACTCTGTTGCCGGAGAACTGGGACAGCATGGATCTGTGTGAACGGCGTAATTTCCTTACCGGCAGCGACTTTGGTGTGACCACCGCCACCGGCACCGTAGCCCGTGACATGGTCTCCAATATGGAAATCTGGTGCGAATGCTTTGGAAAAGAACGTTCTAACCTCCGCCGCAGCGACAGCAATGAAATCACGAGCATTCTTGCCCGGTTGGGTTGGAAACGGCTGCCTCACAAGCTGCGCATCCCGCTCTACGGCCCCCAGTATATCTATGTTCCAAAGGCTTGTTCCTAAGTCTGTTCCAAGAAATGTTCCCATGGCAGGTACTTGTTCCAGACAGGTATCCTGCTCTGGGAACGGCTCCCGGAACACCCCTTTGGAACAGGCGAAAGCCCTTGTGGCAGCTAACAAAATCGGTATCCGTGTTCCTATGTTCCAAAACTTTCTTATATATGGAATAAGTAAGAAAAGAGAGAATCGGAGCATCGCATACACACATTTGCGCGCGTATAGGACTTTTTGGGTTTTGAGAACACATGGGAGGCACAGATGAGAGAAAAGAAAGTTGAGGAGAAACTGGTCAAGGCCGTCAGAAACATGGGCGGTCTTGCACCCAAGTTTGTCAGTCCGGGATTCGATGGAGTGCCGGATCGCCTGGTGCTGCTCCCTCATGGAAGGTTTGCATTCATAGAACTGAAAGCACCGGGCGAAGAAATGCGCCCGCTGCAAGTAAGGCGAAAAAGGCAGTTAGAAGCACTTGGCTTTTCGGTGTACTGCATTGATAGCCCAGAACAGATAGGAGGGATTCTTCATGAAATACAGTCCGCATAACTATCAGACCTACGCAACCAACTTCATTCTGGAGCATCCCGTCGCTGCGGTGTTTCTGGATATGGGTTTGGGAAAAAGTGTTATCACCCTGACCGCCATCCATGACCTGTGCCTGGACAGCTTCCTGATCCGAAAGGTTCTGGTCATCGCTCCGCTCAGAGTGGCCCGAGACACCTGGCCTGCGGAGATCCAGAAGTGGGATCATCTGGACGGTTTGACCTACTCGGTGGCGGTCGGTACGGAAACAGAAAGAAAAGCAGCACTCCGGCAGCGTGCATCCGTTTACATCATCAACAGAGAAAATGTCCAATGGCTTGTGGAAGAAAGCGGCCTGCCTTTCGACTATGACATGGTGGTCATCGACGAACTGTCCTCCTTCAAGTCCTGGCAGTCCAAACGGTTCAAAAGCCTTCTGAAGGTCAGACCCAGAGTCAAGCGGATCGTCGGTCTCACCGGCACCCCTTCCAGCAACGGTCTTATGGATCTGTGGGCACAGTTCCGGGTGTTGGATATGGGCAAGCGGCTGGGCAGATTCATTACCCAGTACAGAAATCAATACTTCCGGCCGGACAAGCGGAATGGTCAGGTCATCTTCTCCTACAAGCCTCTGCCCGGAGCGGAGGATGCCATCTACCGCCAAATTTCCGACATTACTATTTCCATGAAGGCTACCGATCACCTTCAGATGCCGGAGCAGATCCTCAACCGGATCATGGTGGCACTTTCTCCCGCGGAACGGAAAATCTACGACACCCTCAAGCGTGACCTTGTGGTGTCCCTGGCAGGAGAAGAAATTGATGCCGGGAACGCGGCAGCACTAAGCAACAAACTGTGTCAGATGGCTAACGGTGCCATTTACGCAGAGGACAAACGGGTCCTTCGCATCCATGACCGCAAGCTGGATGCCCTGGAGGACATCATCGAAGCCGCCAACGGAAAACCCATACTGGTAGGCTACTGGTTCAAGCATGATTTGGAACGGATCAGTAAGCGGCTGAAAGACCGCCACATCCCCTTCGTCACCATGGACAAAGCTGACAACATTGCCCGATGGACCCGGGGTGAAATGCCTGTGGGTCTGATCCACCCGGCATCCGCCGGACATGGGCTGAACATCCAATCTGGCGGTTCTACCCTGGTATGGTTCGGTCTGACCTGGAGTCTGGAACTGTATCAGCAGACCGTCGCCCGGTTATGGCGGCAGGGACAAGCATCGGATACCGTGGTCATCCACCACATTCTCACCGAGGGAACCATGGATATGCGGATCATGGAGTCCCTTGCATCGAAAGACAGAACACAATCCGCACTCATCGATGCGGTCAAAGCAGATTTGGAGGTTAAATAACATGGAAGCATATTTCAGACTGGCGAATGCCATCGTCTTTTTAGCAGCAAAAGATTATACCAAAGCCCTCAAAGATCTCCGGATCAACCCCCAGAATCGGGAGGCTCAGGCCCGGAAGGCTGAGTGCGAGCATTTCTTCCGCTCCGGCTGGTTCGGGATTCTGACCGATTTGGACGCAGAAGTTCTTATGGAAAAAATCAGAAAAGAGATTAACAGAAAGGCGGTGGCGGCATGACCGCAAAAGAGTACCTCTCCCAGGCATACCACCTGGACCAGCGAATCAACTCCCTCATTTCCCAGGTAGATTCCCTCAATAGTCTGGCAACCAAATGCACCTCCGTCATGACCGGGATGCCCCACAGCCCCAATCATGGTACCTCTTCCATGGAAAATACCATCGTAAAAATTGTTGATTTGCAGCGTGAAATCAACGATGAAATTGACCGTCTGGTGGATCTGAAGGTGGAAATCGCTGCCGTGATCCATTCCATGGAAAGCCCGGAATACAGACTGCTTCTGGAACAGCGGTACCTGTGCTTCCGCACATGGCCGGAAATCGCTGCCCAGTTGGGTTACTCCCTGCGGCACACCCAGAGAATCCATGAAGAAGCCCTGGAAAATGTGCAATTTGAAAAGTGACATGGTATGTCACTATTTATCCCATATTTGCTATGGTACTATTAGACTAGCAAAACAGAACACAGAACAGCCTCATGGAAGCGATTCCGTGGGGCTTTTCTTATGCCCCGGGAGGAGTGTATGACATGAGCTACCGTAAGGTCGGCTACATGGAACAGATATGGTACATCCTCAAATACAAGTTTACCCAACGATTCCGAAGGAGGTGAAATGAGTGCCGCGCAAACCCAAGCGACCCTGCTCACACCCAGGATGCCCCCGGCTGACCGATGGTCGGTTCTGTGAGGAACACGCAAAGCAGGAAGCGAAACGGTATGAAAAGTATGACCGTGATCCTGAAGTGCGCCGCCGTTATGGTCGTGCATGGAAACGCATCCGTGACAGATATGTTCAGCAGCATCCGCTGTGTGAATCGTGTTTGGAAAACGGTATTCTGATCCCAACTGAGGAAGTCCATCACAAGGTACCATTAGCCGAAGGTGGAACACACAACCAAGACAACCTTATCTCCCTGTGCAAAGCCTGCCATGCCAGAATCCATGCACAGCGAGGCGACCGTTGGCACAATCACTAGGTTGTGTCCTGTTTTTTCCCTCTGCCCACCCCCGGTAGGGGGGTCTGAATCTCTACAGCCTTTATGCGGTGCAACGGGCGTGGGGGTCCGTGTGCAAAATCGCGCTTTCAAAGGGGGAATTGAACAAGGTCCCAGTAGGAGGTGAATCCGTGGCAAAAGACGGAACGAACAGGGGTGGCGCCCGGGTGGGTGCCGGTGCCAAAAAGAAGCCCCTGGCTGACAAAATCGCAGACGGCAACCCCGGCAAGAGAAAGCTGACTGTCATCGACTTTTCTGACACAGCCGATTTAGAAGGTCAACCGATGCCGGAGCCCAGGGCGATGCTTTCTGCAAAGCAGAAAGACGGAAAAATTCTCGGTGCTGCTGAAATTTATGAAGCCACCTGGAATTGGCTTGCAGAGCGGAACTGCACCTCGCTGGTGTCTCCACAGCTGTTGGAGCGCTATGCAATGAGCGCCGCCCGGTGGATACAGTGCGAAGAAGCCGTTACTGATTTCGGTTTCCTTGCCAAGCATCCCACCACCGGAAACGCAATCCAAAGTCCCTATGTTTCCATGAGCCAAAACTATATGTCCCAGACCAACCGCCTTTGGATGGAGATTTTCCAGATTGTAAAGGAAAACTGCTCCAGCGAGTACAGCGGTGCAAATCCCCAGGACGACCTCATGGAGAAATTACTTCGTGCAAGGAAAGGAAATTGATACGATGTTTGAAAAAGTAAACCCGGCGCATCCCGATAAGATTGCCGACCGTATCGCCGGTGCCCTTGTGGATCTGGCATATAAGCAGGAAAGGAATCCTCGCATTGCCGTTGAGGTTCTCATCGGTCACGGCATTTGCCACATTATCGCGGAAACCTCTGTAAAGCTGTCTCTGGACGATGTAACCGCTGCCGTTCATCGCATTGCTGGTCCGGTAGAGGTAGATTATGCCGAACATCCCCAGGATGTCCACCTGGCAAATAATCAGGATGGTCGTTTCCGCTGTGGCGATAATGGCATCTTCAAAGGTGTTCCCGTGACCGAAGAGCAGTGGGCGCTTTCCGACATTGCCAGACGGATCTATAAGAAGTCCCCCTATGATGGCAAGTATGTCATGAACGGTGAACGACTGATTATCTGCCAAAGCAATGCAAAGGCAGACGCTCTGCGTAAGGTTTTCCCCTCTGCCGAAATCAATCCCCTGGGTGACTGGACTGGTGGATACAATGTGGACACCGGTGCTACCAATCGCAAGCTGGGCAGCGACATGGGTGACTCTGTTACCGGCGGCGGTCTGCATGGCAAGGATCTGTCCAAGGCGGATGTGTCCGTTAACATTTACGCATGGCTTATGGCACAGCGTACCGACCGCGTCGTGGAAATGAGCTGTGCCATCGGCGATACTAGGGTCAATGATATTCCATACTGGCTTATTGTTGAAACAGCGAGAGACTTCATCTGTACCCTGGGCGGCTTTGAGAAGTTTGCGGAATGGGGGCTGTTCTAATGCTGATTGAGAAAAAGCATACCGCAGACCTCCTGCCTGCGGACTACAATCCCCGTAAGGATCTGAAACCCGGCGACCCGGAGTATGAGAAACTGAAACGCTCCCTTGAGCAGTTCGGCTATGTGGAGCCGGTGATCTGGAATAAGACTACTGGCCGTGTGGTCGGTGGTCATCAGCGGCTGAAAGTCCTGCAGGACATGGGTCACACCGAGGTCGACTGTGTTGTGGTGGAAATGCCCGAGGATCAGGAAAAGGCTCTGAATATTGCCCTGAACAAGATTTCCGGCGAATGGGATAAGGATAAATTGGCGTTGCTGATCGCTGACCTGCAGGGTACTGATTTCGATGTTTCCCTTACCGGCTTTGACCCGGCAGAAATCGATGACCTCTTTAAGGATACCCTCAAAGACGGTATCAAAGATGATGCCTTCGATGTGGATGCGGAACTGGAGAAGCCAACCATCACCAAAGCAGGTGACATTTGGACCCTGGGCAGGCATCGGCTCATCTGCGGTGACAGCACCAGGGCAGAAACTTTTGAGCAGCTGCTCAGCGGCAAGAAGGTCAATCTGGTCATTACCGACCCTCCCTACAATGTGAACTACGAAGGCTCCGCCGGTAAAATCAAGAATGACAATATGGGAAACGATGCCTTCTATCAGTTTCTTCTGGATGCCTATACCCAGATGCACGCTGCCATGGCGGATGACGCATCCATCTATGTTTTCCATGCCGATACCGAGGGTCTCAACTTCCGCAGGGCATTTGCCGATGCGGGTTTTTATTTGTCCGGATGCTGTATCTGGAAAAAGCAGTCTCTGGTGCTGGGGCGCTCCCCCTATCAGTGGCAGCATGAGCCCTGCCTGTACGGCTGGAAGAAGGGTGGCAAGCATCAGTGGTACACCGGCAGAAAGGAAACTACCATCTGGGAGTTCGATAAGCCTAAAAAGAACGGTGACCATCCTACCATGAAGCCCATTCCGCTGCTGGCCTATCCCATCATGAATTCCTCCATGACCAACTGTCTGGTGCTTGATCCCTTCGGCGGGTCCGGCAGCACCCTGATTGCCTGTGAGCAGACCGACCGAATCTGCTACACCGTGGAACTGGACGAAAAGTTCTGCGATGTGATCGTGAAGCGGTATATTGAGCAGGTCGGTGATTCCCATGGTGTTACGGTACAGCGTGATGGTCTGACCTATACCTATGCTGAAATCGCAGAGGGTGCGGAAGTCATCCCCGGTTTCTAAGGAGAAGTACATGGAACAGAAAAAGTCTCTGACCCTCGGTAGCCTTTTTGATGGCTCCGGGGGATTTCCTTTAGGCGGCTTACTCTCCGGCATCACCCCTGTGTGGGCTTCGGAGATCGAGCCGTTTCCTATTCGGGTAACCACAAAACGGTTACCCTTCATGAAGCACTACGGTGACATCTCTGCAATGGATGGCAGCAAGATTGAGCCTGTGGATATCATCTGCTTCGGAAGCCCCTGCACTGATATGAGCATTGCGGGCAAGCGCGCCGGGTTGGGTGGTGACCAGTCTATTCTTTTCTATCAAGCCATCCGTATCATCAAAGAAATGAGGTGCGCCACCAATGGCCAATACCCAAAGTGGATCTGCTGGGAAAATGTCCCCGGCGCTTTCTCGTCCAATTCCGGGCGTGACTTCCAGGCAGTCCTTGAAGCCGTCATCGGTATCGTTGAGCCGGACACCCAGGTGCCTATGCCTGAGAAAAACCAATGGCCCTATGCCGACATCTACATGGGAGACGGATGGAGCGTTGCGTACAGAACTCTTGACGCTCAATACTGGGGCTTACCCCAGCGCAGAAAACGCATCTTTCTTATCGGATGTCTTACAGACCAACGTGCCGGAGACATACTTTTTAAGTCCGAAGGCTTGTCAGGGTATTCTGCGGAGGGCTTCCGAGCGTGGCAAGGAGCTGCCAGAGGTGCTGCGAATTGCGCTGGAACAACAGTCCTTGGCTTAGACGGGTACAACGGCACCGTTTCGGCGGTCGCATCTACCCTTGGAGTGAATTGTGGCGTCTCTACCGGGAGAAACGGAGTCGTCCTCAATGACCAGGGCGGTAGCCGCATGGATATCTCCCATGAAGTTACCTGCACCCTGCGTGCGGAATCACACCATCCTCCCATTGTTATGGAGCCGGAGGTTGTTGCCATTGAGAACCACCCCACCGATGGTCGAACCAGAATATCTGATTCAACCACCGTGCAGACGCTGACCTCCCGGATGGGGACCGGTGGCAATAATGTGCCGTTGGTTATGAAAGTCCGGTGCGGTTGCGAAGGTGGAGGAAAAGGCGCTCTGATCCAAACGGACAAGTCCGCCACGCTTTCCTGCAACAATGACCAGACATTGTTTGTCCCCAAGGTTTATGGCATCTGTTCCAAGGACAGCAATGCCATGAAATCCGATAATCCCCACAGCGGATTCTATGAAGCTACCACCACCCGGACGTTGGATGGAAACGGCGGCAACCCCACCTGCAATCAGGGTGGTGTCGCAGTCGTGGAAAGCTATGCCATCCAGGGTTCCATGATTGGACGGGCGGATACAAACGGTCCCCAGGGCAACGGTATCAATGAGGAAGTCTCCTTCACGCTCAACACCGTTGACCGCCATGCCGTCGCTGCCCCTACCTACTGTGCCAGCAAGTCCTCCTTCTTCACCAAAGCGGAAGAAGATCTTGCAAACACCCTGGTTGCCTCGGATTATAAAGACCCTCCGCTGATTAACAGCAGCACTACCATGGGCTACTCTGTCCGCAGACTGACTCCTATCGAGTGTGCCAGATTGCAGGGATTCCCGGACTGGTGGTGTTCTGATTTGGATACTCCCGATCCCACCGTAGATGATTTGCGGTATTGGTACGATGTGTTTGAAACACACCGGAAAATCATCGGCAAGGCTACCAAGCCCAAGAGTCTCAAGCAAATCACCAAATGGCTGCGTCATCCCCATTCGGATGCCGCCGAGTACAAGATGTGGGGTAACGGTGTGGCGCTGCCGTGCGTTGTATTTGTCCTCTCCGGCATCGTACTGTACGCACAGGAAACGCAAGAGAAAAGTTGTAACTAGGCACTAAAACACACAAAATTATGTGAAAACATTGTGTGTTTTATGCCTCAGATATAACTTGCTATTTAGGGCATTCAGAGCGAATATGTGTACTACCAAAAGGGAACACACCCCAAACACAAACGGAGGTACACATTATGAACGCAAAGGTTACCAAGCAGATCGAGGACATGAAGAAGCAGACCATCGGCGTTGAGGTCGAGATGAACAACATCACCCGCCGGGCAGCCGCCAAACTTGCCGCCGAACATTTCGGCACCGGCAGATTTGAGGATACCGCAGTTCGCAACGGATACTCCACCTGGAGCGCATGGGATGCCCAGGGTCGGGAATGGAAATTCCAGAAGGACAGCAGCATTCACGGTCCCGACCTCAAGAAATGCGAGATGGTTACCCCCATTCTTACCTACGCCGACATGGAAATCCTGCAGGAACTGATTCGCAAACTGCGGAAGGCAGGAGCCAAGAGCGATGCCTCCATTGGATGCGGAGTTCACATCCACATCGGAGCCAAGGGACACACCCCTCAGACCCTGCGGAACCTGGTCAACATTATGGCCTCCCACGAAAGCCTTCTGAAGAGCGCCCTCAACCTGGACGACTACCGGGTAAGGCAGTATTGCAGAATGGTAGATGCCAATTTCCTCCGGGAGATCAACCGCAAGAAGCCCACCACCATGGCAGCTTTTGCGGATGTTTGGTACACCAGTCACGATGCCAACTACGGCAGAAATCAGCATTACAATTACAGCCGGTACCATATGCTGAACCTCCACGCCACCTTCACCAAGGGAACGGTTGAGTTCCGGCTCTTCCAGTTCGACGAGCCTTCCGAGGATCGCAAGGGCGGCCTCCACGCGGGACAGCTGAAAAGCTACATTCAGCTTTGCCTGGCCTTGAGCCAGATGGCAAAGGAAGTCCGCACCGCAAGCCCCAAGCCTCAGCAGAACGAAAACCCCAAGTACGCAATGAGAACCTGGCTCCTTCGGCTGGGATTCATCGGCGACGAATTCAAAACTGCCCGAGACCTCCTGACCAAGCGCCTGGCTGGCGATGCCGCCTTCCGCACCGAGCGCGCTGCCTGAAGGACGCCGCCCCAGGCCCACCCCTGACCGCTTCGGCGGTCTTAAGGTGGTAGAAGGACAATTCTTCATTACTTACAGGAGGTTTCAAAATGAAAAAACGCTACTACATTGCTTACGGCAGCAACCTGAATGTCCGCCAGATGATGATGCGGTGTCCGGATGCTCGGATCATCGGCACATCTGTAATTCCCGACTACCGGCTCATGTTTAAGGGGAGCAAGACCGGATCATACCTGACCATTGAGGAAGAACCCGGATGCCGGGTCCCGGTAGGTGTTTGGGAAGTTTCCGCTATGGACGAACGAGCCCTTGACCGCTACGAAGGGTATCCGACCTTCTATTACAAGAAGGAGCTACAACTGCCCATTAAGGGCATTCGCACCGGAAAGATTCGCCTGCGGAATGTTTTCGTTTACATCATGCATGAGGATCGCAGCCTGGGAAAACCTTCCGGCTACTATGTCCGAACTTGCCTGGACGGATACCGTGATTTTGGCTTTGACATTGAGTATCTTCTGCAAGCCTATGAATACAGCGTAACGGAGGAATGCGTATGAAAGAACACACTTTTCAGCAGGCCATTTGCCCTCTGTGCGGTCAACAGTATACCGGACGACCGGCCTTGTCCAGAATCGATAACCTGACCCCCATTTGCCCGGATTGTGGCACACGGCAAGCGTTGCAGACCCTGGGTATTTCTTTGGAAGAACAGGAAAAAATTCTGGAAAGCATCCACAGATGCTACCGATAACAAGTTAATCTAACCTGGGCAGAGCCGAAAGGCTCTGTTCTTCGTTAGTGGTTAGACCCACTGATTACCACCGGATTACCGCTGATTTTTGATAAGTGGGTCAAATACAGCACCAAGCATCCCATAACCCATACTGGTTAGTCACACTGATTCGGTGTGGCTTTTATTTTTCCCTTGAGAGGTGACCGCATATCAGAAAGCTGAAAAAATATAAGCCGACCAGATTCATGGCCGACGGCTCCCATTATGACAAGGGTGCCGCTGACTATGCGGTCGGCTTTATTGAATGCCTTTGTCATACAAAAGGCACCTGGGCCAGAAAGCCCTTTGAATTGATTGACTGGCAGGAACAGATCATCCGGGACATTTTTGGTACTCTGAAACCCAATGGTTACCGGCAATTTAATACCGCTTACATTGAGATTCCTAAGAAGCAGGGCAAGTCGGAACTGGCAGCCGCTGTGGCCTTACTTCTCACCTGTGGCGACAACGAGGAGCGTGCCGAGGTGTATGGCTGTGCCGCGGATCGTCAGCAGGCATCTATTGTTTTCAATGTAGCTGCCGACATGGTGCGTATGTGTCCGGCTCTCAGCAAACGTGTCAAGATTTTGGATTCCCAAAAGCGGCTCATCTTTCTGCCCACCGGGAGCATCTACCAAGTGTTGTCTGCGGATGTTGGCAACAAACATGGCTTTAATACCCATGGTGTGGTCTTTGACGAGTTGCACACCCAGCCCAACAGAAAGCTGTTTGATGTCATGACCAAGGGCTCCGGTGATGCCCGTATGCAACCTCTGTATTTTTTGATTACCACCGCCGGTAATGACACGAAGTCCATCTGCTATGAAATACACCAGAAAGCGAAGGACATTATTGAGGGCAGGAAAGTGGATCACACCTTCTACCCGGTGATTTACGGTGCTGATGAGGCAGATGATTGGACAGATCCGGAAACCTGGAAGAAAGCCAATCCTTCCCTGGGCATCACCGTTGGTATCGATAAAGTACAGGATGCCTGTGAGTCCGCCAAGCAAAACCCCGGTGAGGAGAATGCCTTCCGGCAGCTTCGTCTGAACCAATGGGTCAAACAGGCTGTCCGCTGGATGCCCATGCATCTTTGGGACAAGTGTGTGTTTGCCGTAAATGAAGAGGATCTGGAAGGCCGGGTCTGCTACGGTGGCCTTGACCTTTCCTCCACCACGGACATCACAGCCTTTGTTCTGGTCTTTCCTCCTGCCGACGAGGATGACAAGTATGTGGTACTGCCGTATTTCTGGATACCTGAGGATAACCTGGATCTTCGTGTCCGGCGTGACCATGTACCCTATGACATTTGGGAACGGCAGGGACACCTCCAGACCACCGAGGGCAATGTTGTCCACTATGGTTACATTGAAAAATTCATCGAGCGGCTGGGCGAACGGTACAACATCCGGGAAATCGCCTTTGACCGTTGGGGTGCTGTACAGATGGTGCAGAACCTGGAGGGCATGGGTTTCACGGTCGTTCCCTTCGGACAGGGCTTCAAAGATATGAGCCCTCCCACCAAGGAACTGATGAAGCTGGTGCTAGAGGAACGGATTGCCCACAGTGGTCACCCGGTTCTGCGTTGGATGATGGATAACATCTTCATCCGAACAGACCCTGCTGGCAACATTAAACCCGACAAAGAAAAATCCACAGAGAAGATTGACGGTGCCGTGGCTACAATCATGGCGCTCGACCGGGCAATCCGGTGTGGCAACGATACTGGTGCTTCGGTTTATGACAGCCGAGGCATTTTGTTTATATAACAATCAGGGCATTAGTTGCTGTTGTAGCCGAATTTTCTGCTCTGCAGGGTCTCTTTCCACCAGGATTCTCTTTTCAAAACGACATGGTCGTCAATTTTCGCATTGTAGTTTTCCAATATGGAATACTGGAAATTCTGTTTTACATGGTCAAAGCCATACTTGTTGACTACGGCTATCAGTTCCTTGTTGCCACCATGACCGTTTGAAACATAGTTGCTCCAGCGCTGGAGCAGCATTCCTGTATCACTTGTAGCGGAACCCACATACAGCATTCCGTTGCTCTTGTCCGTAATCAGATAGACTGCTTTCTGATTCTCCAACGCCGCAATCCAGCTCTGCTTGCGTCGCTCCAGGATACTGGCTAATTGCTGGTACGAAAGACGGACATTGTCGTAACCCGGGAATTCTTCTCCATCATAGATTGCGGGCAATATCTGCAACACTTCCAGCTGATTGCAGACCGTGTTGTAGTACATTCCCTGGGTCTGGACTTGCTTATGGTATTTGATTATGACTCGGCCGAAGAACTTACGGTATTCCTCCAGTTCCTCTCCTTCATAATTAATGCCATCCAGAATGTCCAGATCTTTGGTCACACGCTTGATGGTTGTCAGCAGCCAAGTATCCCAGGACAATTTCAAAAAGCAAATCGCAATTTGTCCAACGGAAAAATATCGCTGCTTGGCTCGCCAAAAAAGCCAGCCTGTATTTATCACTTCAGGATTACGCAGATAAAGATCCAACGGATCATCATGTCCGTCGGTCTGGTTGAATTTAATCTTTACCTGATTTGCGATATCCGGGGATATTTGCAACAAATCGTTAATCAAAATATTCGCCATATCTGCACCATCCTAATCTGCAATTCATCAGATTTCTGATGTTTTTTTGATGATACCATATTTTCCCTCTATCGTCTATCCAAAAGATAGACATCTTTTTTAATGCATTCACTAAGGAGGCTGATGCGTAATGGGCCTGTTTACAGGCATTTTCAGATCCCGGGATAAGCCCCAAAACCGCACCCCCGGTAGCACTTACACCTTCTACATGGGTGGATCTTCTGCCGGAAAAAATGTCACAGAACGCTCTGCCATGCAGATGACTGCTGTGTATTCCTGTGTCCGTATCCTGGCTGAAGCGGTGGCAGGTCTGCCCCTGCATTTATATCGGTACACAGAAAACGGCAGCAAGGAGAAGGCCATTGACCACTCTCTTTACCATCTGCTCCATGATGAGCCGAACCCGGAAATGTCCTCGTTTGTGTTCCGGGAAACCCTCATGACTCATCTGCTCCTGTGGGGCAATGCCTATGCCCAGATCATCCGAAACGGCAAGAATGAGGTTATTGCTCTGTATCCGCTGATGCCTAACCGTATGAGCGTGGATCGGGACGATCATGGACGGCTCTATTACACCTACTACCGTGGCCCGGATGAGGCCATTAAAAATAAAGAATATGCGGTCACCCTGCAGCCGTCCGATGTCCTGCACATTCCCGGCCTGGGCTTTGATGGCCTCGTGGGCTACAGTCCCATCGCCATGGCAAAGAACGCCATTGGTATGGCTATCGCCTGTGAGGAGTACGGTGCCAAGTTCTTCGCCAACGGTGCGGCACCCGGCGGTGTGCTGGAGCATCCTGGCACCATCAAAGATCCCCAGCGTGTCCGGGAAAGCTGGCAGTCCACCTTCGGCGGCAGCGGAAACGCTAACAAAGTAGCTGTTCTGGAAGAGGGCATGAAATACACCCCCATCGGCATCTCCCCGGAACAGGCACAGTTTCTGGAAACGAGAAAATTCCAGATCAACGAGATTGCTCGTATTTTCCGTGTCCCACCCCACATGGTTGGCGACCTGGAAAAATCTTCTTTTTCCAACATCGAACAGCAATCCCTTGAGTTCGTGAAGTATACGCTGGACCCCTGGGTCATCCGCTGGGAGCAGTCCCTTATGCGGGCGCTCTTCTCTGTGGACGATAAAAAGCGGTACTTTGTGAAATTCAACTTAGAGGGATTGCTCCGGGGCGACTACCAGAGCCGCATGAATGGTTACGCCATCGGTCGTCAGAACGGCTGGATGTCAGCCAATGACATCCGGGAACTGGAAAACCTCGACCTCATCCCGGAAGAGGATGGCGGCAACCTTTACCTGATTAACGGCAATATGCTCCCTCTGAAAAATGCCGGAGCATTTGCGGATACCCCCAACGATCCCGGAAAGGAGGAAGATTCCGATGAAGAAGTTTTGGAACTGGACGAACCAGGAACAGACGGAGCAGACCCCGGAGGAACGGATTCTGCACCTGAACGGAACCATCGCCGAAGAAAGCTGGTTTGACGATGATGTCACGCCCCAGCTTTTTAAGGATGAACTGATGTCCGGCACCGGCAATATCACCGTGTGGATCAACAGCCCCGGTGGCGACTGCGTGGCTGCTGCCCAGATCTACAATATGCTGATGGATTATCCCGGCACCGTTACCGTCAAGATTGACGGCATTGCCGCCTCCGCTGCATCTGTAATCGCCATGGCGGGTACCAAGGTGCTGATGTCCCCGGTGTCCATGCTTATGATCCACAACCCCATGACCATCGCCTACGGCAATACCGCTGAAATGGAGAAGGCCATTGCCATGCTGGACAGCGTTAAGGATTCCATCATCAATGCCTATGAGATCAAGACCGGCCTGTCCCGGGCGAAGCTCAGTCACCTTATGGATGCGGAAACCTGGATGGATGCCAATAAGGCTATTGAACTTGGTTTTGCTGATGAAATCATGAAGCGTCCTGGCACCACCGAGGACATTCAGGTACCCACAGTATCCATGCTGTACTCCAAGGCCAATGTGGTCAATTCCCTCATGGACAAAATCGCACAGAAATGTGCCATTGAACCCAAGCCCACACACGAACAGAAAACCAAAGCCGATGACCTTATGGCTCGGCTCGACCTGATTAAAAACTGGAGGTAATCATTATGACTATTATGGAACTGCGCGAGAAGCGCAACAAGGCATGGGAAGCCGCCAAGGCTTTCGTAGAAACCCGCCGGGACAAGGATGGTCTGCTGTCTGAAGAGGACGCCAAGACCTATGCCCAGATGGAAAAGAAGGTCCAGGACTACGGTGCGGAAATTGAGCGCATGGAGGCTATGACCGCCATGGATGCCCAGCTGTCCAAGCCAACTTCCACCCCCATCACCAATCAGCCCATGAACGCCAACCCCGGTGCTGTGAAGCCCAAGACCGGCCGTGCTTCCGAGGCTTATGCCAAGGATATGCTGACCGCCATGCGCTCCAACTTCAAGCGGATCTCCAATGTCCTGCAGGAAGGTGTGGATGCGGATGGCGGTTATCTCGTTCCCGAGGAGTATGACCGTCGGCTGATCCAGGCTCTGGAGGAATCCAACATCATGCGTCAGCTGGCCACCCACATCACCACCGCCGGTGAGCGTAAGATCAACATCGCTGCCACCACCCCTGCCGCCGCATGGATTGAGGAAGGCGGTGCGCTGACCTTCGGTGATGCTACCTTCGACCAGATCCTGATGGATGCCCACAAGCTGCACGTTGCCATCAAGGTAACCGAGGAACTGCTGTACGACAACGCTTTCAACCTGGAAAGCTACATCATCACTCAGTTCGGTAAGGCCCTGGGTAATGCGGAAGAGGATGCCTTCCTCAATGGCGACGGTGTTGGTAAGCCCCTGGGCGTTTTCGCTGCCAACGGCGGTGCCGAGGTCGGTGTGACCGCTGCCTCCGCTACCGCCATCACCGCGGATGAGATCATCAACCTGGTGTACTCTCTGAAGCGTCCCTACCGCAAGAACGCCGTTTTCGTTATGAACGATCAGACCATCGCAGCCCTACGGAAGCTGAAGGATGGTAACCAGGCATTCCTGTGGCAGCCCTCCATGCAGGCCGGTGAACCCGACCGCCTGTTTGGCTACCCCGTTTACACCTCTCCCTATGTTCCTACCATTGCCGCCGGTAAGCCTGTCATCGCCTTCGGTGATTTCAAGTATTACAACATCGGTGACCGTGGTACCCGTTCCTTCTCCGAACTGAAGGAACTGTTTGCCGGTAACGGCATGGTTGGCTTTGTAGCCAAGGAACGTGTTGACGGCAAGCTGGTTCTGCCCGAAGCGGTCAAGGTCCTGCAGATGAAGGCAGCTTAAGTGGGGAGGTGGCAGCAATGGATCAGCTTCTGAGTAAGGTCCGGCAAAACTTAATTCTGGAACACGAGGCCGACGATTCCTTGCTGGAGGGATTCATTGCTGCCGCCGTTTCCTATGCCGAAAGCTATCAACACATTCCAGCCGGTTCCTATCGTGACGGCATCATGCCGCCCACAACGGAACAGGCCGTCATTATGCTTGCCTCCCACTTTTATG